CCTGTAACCTTCGATGATCTGATAAATGCCAGCCCCGTCACTGGCAGCAAGACTTACGTTGGGAGTCTGCACCGTCACATAACTTTGCCCCGTAAAACCGGGAACAAGCCCAACCTGTTGCATGGCAGCGGTAGCCCCAACACCAGTAACAGCGAACCTCCAGCCATCGCAAATGAACGCTGTGTTTGTTGTTGCTCCGGTCCCCGGTGCCTGATGCTGGCTTACATCCATCGAGCCGTTGATCTGTATGCCGCTGTAGGCCATCGCATCAAACGGAGCGGCGTAAACGTTCTGGCGGGCCTGGGTTTGCTGCGCGACTGCCGGCGCCTGCACACTGTATTGCACATATGTGCTGAAATCAGGCTGCGGTGTCGCGACCACCCATTGCGTGCTGTTGCCGTCGTTGTAGCGAACGTAGAGCAATCCGCTGTCGCTCTCCCACCACAACGCATTATCGGGCGCGCCGACAGGCGGCGCGTCAGCAACGTAGACCGGCGGGCCCGGTGCGCCTGGTGCGCCTGGTGCGCCTGGTGGGCCTGGCACAATGCTGGCGGCGCCGGGTGGGCCTGGTTCGCCTTGCGGGCCTGGCGGCCCACCCGGCGTCCCTGGCGTTCCTGCCGGCCCTGGCGGGCCCTGCGGGCCCTGCGGGCCCTGTAGGGCGACGTTGAACGCCGTCCCAATCGGACTGGAGCTGGAGCTAGTTGACGCCATACCAGCCCCCATAATGATGGGTTGGCGTCAAGCGTCCGAATATGATCGGCGCCGGCTGATCGGCGCCGCCGGCGGAATTTAGAGCATCGCCATAGGTCGAAAGATCTTCAGCGTAGCTCGTCCCCTTGAGAGCCTTCCAACGCCAGATCATGTAGAGCTTGAACAGCCGCTCATCGAGCCGGAAGGTGTCGGCGTCGTCAGTGAAGGTATCGTTAAAGCCGCCGGCGGCGATCGTCACGCAATTCTTGTCTAGATAAACAAAGTGCGCAGTGACGCCTACCGGCATGATCGGCTGAATGTGAATCTCGCCGCCATACATTGTCCACTCACCACAGCCGTCGAGAGAGCCGTTGATACGGCGCTTGATCCACTCGTCGGCGTCGGGAATAAAACGCAGCGGCGTTTGCGTGCGCGTCGACATCCAGACATTCGATCGCAGCAACATGCGGCGATAATTGGCGGGAAGATTAAAGCCCTCGGTGCCGCTAAAGATGCCGGTCACGCCATCAGTGACGCCGTCACCGACAAGCGTCGCCGTCGCCCGCAACTTAGTCCATTCGCGGGTATCGTAGGCAATGGCCTGCGCGCTCTCGTTGGCACAGGCCAGCATCTCCTGCATGGTGCGGTTGCCGCCAATGTTCGAAAACACCGACGTTGGCTGCAACACGCCCACGACGGCGCAAACATCTTTAACAACCGACAGCAGTGACATCTACGCAGCCTTCTGTGGCCTTGCGTCCATCGCCATGCGGATTAGCGTCTTGCGGTTGATCGAGCCTTGCGGCGTGTGCCCGGTATTGGCGTTGATGAACTCGCGCAGCTGATCGACCGACATATTCTCGAATTCAGATTCTGCGGCCTGGCGCTGACTGGCGAACTTGGCGTCCTCTTCCAGGATGGCGTTGCGGGCCTTGAGTGCTTCCAGCTGCTCCATCATTTGCAGATTGGGCGCGCCCTGCTTGGTTTCTGCGATGTACTCGATCGCCTTGTTCTTCAGATCGCGGCCATGCATGCCAAGGTTCTTGAGCGGTTGACCGTCGACCTCGGCCAAGGCCTCGAGTGTGTAGATGTTGAGCGCCTTCAGTTCAGAGCGTTTGGCCTCGGTCAGAAACGGCACATGGTCGAGAATCGTGCCAGACTTGGTTTGTGTGGCGCGTTCCTTGAACTGCATATACTGCTTGCGAAACTTTTCCGCGTAGGTGATTTGGGTTTGCTCGCCGGTCATCGGGTCGGTCAGCCAGCCCGACGCTTTTGCCATTGCCGGGAACACATAGACGGCGTCACTGCCGGGGAACCGGACCCTGACGATCTCCTGGTCGTTGAATATTTTGCGACCCTCGGCCGCGGACTTCACCGGATCTTCGACCGCATAATGTTCGAACACCGGCACCAGCGCGTCATCGGGATCTCTAGTCGTAGCCATGTTTGTCTGCTCCTGATTTTCGAGAGAGCCGCCACCCCCACGCTCGGGCGAACGTGGAGATGGCGTCCCGCTTACCTGACAACGCAGAGGCCCTACGCTGCCGGGTTAGAGTCGTATAGCCGCCAGTTGAACTGCGGGTTCGTCATCGTGACTTCGCCCATGAAGCCAATGAATTGGGCGATCGCATCTTTGTCGATCGGCATCATGCCTTCGCCGTCGAACACCTTGTCGAAGTTTCGATCGGGGTGATAACGAACGCGGAAGCTGTCGGTGTTAATGCCAAACGTCGTGTTTGCCGGCATGTTTGAGCCAATGCCGCCGTCAAGCACGATCTCTGCGCGCTTGCCGCCGCCGATATATTCGAGCGCACTGAAGCCAAGCTTGCCCATCGACGTTTCATTGGTTTGCCGTTGGATTGCGACCGTCGCCGCGTCATAAGCCGCGTAGTGTTCCGGGCTCATGATCAACAGATCGGCGTAATCTTTGCCGCGGCTTTGTTTGGTCATGACGTAGTTGAGGATCGCACGAATGTTCGTCGACGTTGCTTGGGGACCAAGCGGTGCCGGCAACGTGTGAATGTCGTAAGTCTTGGTCTGCCAGATCACGTTGCTGCGAGCGATGCCGCCGTAGGTGCCGGTATTGGTGACGATCGGCACTGCGGTGGCGAGCCCAGTGAGCTGCTTGCCGCCGTTGGCTAGTCCGTCGCTGTAGAGCGCGGCGTCGAAGGTATCTTCCAGCGAACGCTCTGCCGCACTGATGTAATTATCGTAGACATCGATGAGCTGATTGGTGCCGGAATTGTTGAGGATCTCCTGCATCGAGAGGATGACAGGAATGACCACCATCTTCGGATCGTAGACGGCGTCGTTGAACAGATCCAACGCCGGATTCAGCAGCTGATCATCTTTGCCTTCGCAACGGGCTCGCGACTTCCCATTACCGCCCTTGCGGGCTGCTGCATGTTCCCATGCAGAAGAGACTATCTCATCACCCTCTTGCGAGGGGCCGGGGGCTTCGGACCGCTTGGTCCTACGGGCTTGCGCCCTAGTCGTTACACCTTCCGCTTTTGGCGGCTCGGCTCGGTGTTTTCCGTTCTGGATGTTCACCGATTTCTCCCGGTTCTTCGGTGCCACTTACGCGGCAGAGGGCCTGAAAGTTAAGCCGGAATACCATTGAGCAGTCTGCTTCGCGATTTGCAAAGTTTGTCTGATGCGCGGGCCTGAGTAAGTTTGCCAAAGGCCTTTGCGTTTCAGAACGGCGAACAGCGCATTGTTGTTAGAGACGAGGTCTTGATACTTCGGTGATCGCTGCTCGAGCGACATCGAAAGAATCTGTTGATAGGCGGCAACTGTATTGATGTCGGCCATGGCGGCCTTCTCCCCATGTTAGCCAAGCACGGCGCGAACAGCGTTCGCGGCGGCTTCGCGGGCTGATCCACTTGCTTTGCCGTTTCCGCGCTGCCTGTCTGAGAGGCCGGAAGAGGGTGCGCCAGAAATGGACTTATCTTGCCGGGTCTGAGCCGTTGGGGTGCGGGTCTGAGCCGCGTGGGTGGCGGGATAGAAAGCATCCGCCCGTCTGTAGGCAGTCTCGAGGTCGAAACCGAACTTGATCTCTTGCTCGATCGCTGGGCCTAGCTCATCGAACCGCGGGTGACTGTCGGCAAACTGATCGACAGCGGATCGCGTGTACGAATGAGCGGCCTGATACTGCATCTGCTGAAAGCCATTAGCAATGGCGTCGACCTTCTGATGCAGCGCACCCAGCTGGTAGCCCTGTGCCGACTGCGCGTTCTGGGCTTGCACTAGCTTGTGCTGCTCGGGCGTCTGGCTGAGATAGTCGTAGGCGAGATCGCGGAAGGTTAATTTCTGACCCTCGGGTGTACGAAGGTTTAGATTCGACACGATCATGTCAAAGGCGCCGTAGGGGTCGCTGACAAGCTTGCGCTCCATCGTCGTGTAGTTGGTCATCGCGCGTTGCAGCGTGGTGCCATGTTCGCGCGCCATCTGCTGAAAGTGGCGGATGGTGTTCATTTCCTCATGATCAGCCCTAAACTTTTGGTAGGCGTCCGACATCTCGCGGTGCATGCGGCCGACTTCGCCGCGCACGCTCTCGGGCGTATTGTGCCATTCCGCCTTGGCATGATCCGCCATGCGCGGCGGCGCCTCGCGATAAGGCGCATATTCCGGCAGGGGATTGACCGGGCGCTGCTGACCGTTGCGCTGGGCCTGTTGGCCGGCTGGCTGCTGACCAGGTTGGGGCGCAAGCCCCCCCTCTGACCTGGAGGGCTCTCGCCCTTCGGGCTGACGCGGCGCGAAGTGACCGTGATCAGCCCGCGGCCGATCGTCCTTCGCCGGCGGCTTCTTGAGGTCGAGCTTTTCCTTCTCCATGGCCTCGGGCGGGTTGTTGTCGCCCATGCCACGCTTTGGCGTCACCTTGGTTTCGCCGGCCTTATCGAACGCCTTCTGGATAACGTCACGTCTGCTAGAGGCAGCGTCCTTTTGCGGGCCCTGGCTATCGACCGGCGCCGGCCGATCGACATGTTGCTGAATCGGAACTTCGCCTTGCGGCGCCTGCTCAGGCGCAGCCGCGGGTGCGCCGGATATACCGACATCAGACATGGTTCATCTCCCCTCGCCCGTAAGGCGGATAAGATTGCCCGAATGCCCGATAAGTTTTGCTTATGCCCCATGGCCTCACGGAGCAGTGTCTGAATGGCCTATTCAGACATTGTTCGCTCGACTGCCGCCTTTACTGCCGCCTGGCGGGCCTGGCGCACCGCCTTGGTGTCGGTTTCCCGCACCTTCGGCTTCTGTTTTTCGTTGCCGACTTCCGTCAGGCCCAGCGCGCGGCCGACAGCTCGGAACTGCGATTTGCTGGTGTAGTATTTTCCGTCAACTTGCTCAACGGGTTCCATGATGTCGCTGATGACATGGGGACACGGCAGCTGCGATCGCGCCGGTCGCTGCCGCGCCCGCATCACCCGAAACCTTCCCGGCTCGACCTCGATCAGCTCGACAGGCATCTCCCCTCCTATGGCGTCCTGGGGCGGGGCTGACGTTCAGGAGGGCCTTCCCCGCCCCAGGCTCGACAGACACCGCCCTTGCCGGGGTGCCTATTTGCGTCTCTTCTTGGCCTCTTCTTCCTCGTCGTCTTTGGCTTTTTTGGCGGCGTGACTGCCGGCGGTGCCAGCCTTGCCAGCGCGCTCGCGCTCGAGCCGCTCGGGCCGTTGCTCGAGCTCCTCGAGCTCGGCCTTGCGGGCGGCGTCGTTCTGGGCGTTGTTAGGGTTGTCCTGGTAGACGCTCTTCGGGTTATGCGGATCTTCTTGCGGCGGCTGCTCCCAGCCGGGGGGCTCGTTGATCGATTCTGGCTGGTCGCGCATGTCGCCTTCGGCCGGGCCGGGCTGACGCTCGCGGGCCTGACCCTCCTGGGCCTGGCCTGGCTTGCGCTGTTCCTGGCGCTGCTGGTCGTCCTTCTGTTTCTGGGCCTGAGCCTGCTCCTGGTCGTGGTCTTGCTTGTGCGTAGCCATAGCCGTTCCTCCTTGGGATCGCTCAGGTAAAGGTCCAGGTGGTCGCCGCGGTGGTGTAGGCCCCCGTGGTCACCGTGACGTTAGAAGTACCGGCAGAAGTGCGGACGGGAGCGTTCATCGCCCGCAAGCCAGTCGGGCTGTTGAACTGGGTTACCATCGGTACGCCGTCGACATTGACCTTCGATTGCGGTTCGAAGCCGGTGCCGATCACCAGAAGGTTGATGGTGCCGCCGGTGCCCGGCATGGTCGGTGGCGATACTGAAGTGATGGTGGCGTTCGTTGCCGGCGCGTTCGCGCTCGGGTGGCTGGCATTGGGCGTATTGGTATAGGCGCCCTGCACCGTAATAGAGGTGGTGTTATTGGTATCGGTATCGATCACCACCGTGCCTGTGGCCTCGGACGCCGTGCCGGAAACGCCGGCAATGGCCGATAACGGGGTGGCGATCGCCGTGGTGGCGCCGGCAGTGCCGTCGTCCACGAAAGGCTGCGCCGGCGGTGTCGGCGGCGTGCCGTAGCTGTTGTAAGAGAAATTAGTGGGCGGCGTCGGATTCTGATGGGTCACCGTCAGCGGGTCGCCGCCGGTCATCACTACCAGGGGCGCAATGCCGATATCCTGCTGCGAGCCTTCTTCCCGCTTGGCCGGGACATTGGCGCGCA